CGATCCCCATGCCACGGTCGACCCAGCAACCTGGCCGTTGCTTGTCCAGCTATCCCCGATCGTTCCGAGAACGAAGTCCTGCCCCAGACCAGAGACATAGGTCTGGAGAGGCGTGTAATCAGTCGCCCCCTGCGCCACCATCACGAGGGAGCACAAGAGCAGGAATGTAGTCAGGTGGCGCATCATATAACATCTCTCCTTTGCGTGATACAAAACAAAGCAGGGGGCCGAAGCCCCCCCGTGTATCACACCGCGTTAAGCGTTGTTGAAGTTTACAATCCCGCTGTCGATCAGCTTGCTCGCGCCGTAGTGCATAGCATACGCCACACCATCGGCAACATGCGTCGGCACAGGAACAGGGCCCTTTACGCGAATACCGCCCTGGATAGCATAGCCCACCGAGCGAGGATGCCAGATCGTGGCAGTCTCATCGCCGGCGCCACCGTCGCCGTCCCAGTCATCGGACACATAGATCGGCATTCCAAGCAGGATGCCCTCGGCGCCCGTATACGCAAAGCTCGATCCACCAAGCTCAGCGGCGCTCGTGTACTTCGTGCCCCAGCTGGCCACACTCAGCTCGAAGGCTTCAGGACTCATGCCGAACGCACACTGCTTGATGTCTACGCCAGCGATCTTCAGTTTCCGGTAGGCGGCGAGAACATCAGTCCAAAGGATCGTGTTATCCGTCGCGAGCGCGATGTCGTTGGTCGTCGCGGTCTGCACGATGCCAGCCAGATAGCTCTCAAAGGCCTTAGTCAGCACATAGGCGGAGTCCATCGCATACGTGTTCAGCAGATCCAGGTTGGTCTGAAGTTGCGCGATATCCTCAAAGAGGAACGCTTCCGCAGCGGTCTGGTCTACCGTGATCGTGCCGGAAGATTCAGCACTCGAGTAACCGGTGTACTCCAGCGCTGTCTCGGTGGACTTTGAGTCCGCTGTGCGCTGTCCGATCATCGGCACGGACACAGCCTTAGCGCCAGCGGCCAGAAGGCTTGAGTAGTCCGTGCAAAAATTCGAGAGCGTTTTCTGGCTCTGGAAGTATCCCTCCATTGCAGGAGCGAAAACAGTCGGCAGCCAGTTCGCCAGTTGAGTCGTGCCGTGATAAATGTCAGCCATTAGTTAAATCCTTTCAGGTCTTGCCCTGTAACACGGCGGCATTCTCTTTCAGGAACTTCAGGCCGTGCTGTCTCACGCCGTCCCTGATCTGCTCAGGTGTCAACGTGATACTTCCGCCAGAAGCCCCAGGCTTAGCCGTCACTGTGCCGGGCTGTTTCTGTGTCTCACTCGTGAGCCGTGATACAAGCTGTTCGAGCTTGATCAAGCTCAATCCATCGGCCAAGCCTTTGTCATCGTCCGTCAGTTTCGAGAGTAACGCCTCGCGGCGGTCGGCTTGGTAGACATCCCATTGTCCGGCCTTTTCCGTTGCGGTTGCAAGCTCTTGCTTGAGCCTGCCAAGCACAGAATCAAACTCGCCACGCTTAGCTGCTTCGGTGTCCTCTTGAGCTTTCTTTTCGGCAAGCATGCTCTGGAGTTCCGCTTCAGCAGCCTTGCGCCGCTCGTTGACTTCATCGAACCGAGCCTTCGGGATCATGATACTATCAGCAGCTGTATCACGCTGATCTGTCACAGGTGCGCCCTGTTTGGCGGTAGTCTCGTCCATGTTCTTAAACCTTCAGAGTTAGGTTATTTTCCAAGTATCACAGACCTGTCGAACCTCGCGTCCGCCAGCCGTCTGTCGATTTCCTGTTTATACCTTTTCTCAACCATCAACGCAACAGACGGAGCAAGCGGCTTCTCCTTCGTGCTGATTGCGCGGCCCATCTCTGCATTGTATTTCATCTTGCCGCCTTGAGACGGCCAGCCAATTGTAACACCATCCCCGCTCACTTCCGTCTGCTGGAGATCGTTCATCATGTCGCCCGTCAAGCGCAAGTTCGGCGACGAGCTAAAATCCGCCTGCCGCCTGATCTTCGGATGCCCTGTAGACTTGCGCTCCCGATAGTCGGGCGTGTACGCTGGAAACTTCCCATCAACACCTTCACCGCCATCGGTGAGTTCCTTGATCGCGCGTATCACAGCAGACCCCAGCGCCCGCCACCACGCAGTATCAACGTTTAGCACTTCCTGAAGTGGCTTATCCATCACGCCCCTCGATCAGCTTCTTTGCGCCAGCCTGGTCAGTGTGATACGATTCGGCAACACGAACCCACTGGTGGCGGCAGTTGTATCCGCCCCCGTCAATGAAGGCGTTACCGAACTTGTCGAAAATCTCGTCACGGGTCAGCTCGCCCGCAGCCATCATCTCAAGGCACTCGTCGCGTGTCCTATCGTCAGCTGGCCCCTCGTAAATGTAAAGCGTATCGGCTGGCTCGCCTTCCGCCAGCGCGAACCTTACGCTCCTGCTGTATGTTGAGAGGCTCGTGTTGACCAGCGCCTCAAGCTGGTGGGGAGGAAGCAGCCCTGATACAGCGGCCTTGAGCGTTGTCTGTGATACACCAGCCAAGACGTTCTTTGTGAGCTCAGCCATCACGCTTGAAAAATATTGGTCAGACCACGCGAGAAAGGATCGCTGCGAGCTTGTCATCAGGCCCTGCAACATTCCCTCAGTCACACCGCCAGCAGCCTTCAGATTCCCTAACACGGTGCGCCCGTATGCGCCAAGCACTTTATCTGCGGCCTTGCCCCAGCCAGTCTCAACCTTCAGCGATTGTATCACAGCCGGATTCGATAACTGCTCAATGATTGCCGACTTGCTCCCGCCACGGTCTACCATGTGCGCAACAAGCTCAGCGACACGCAGCGCCGCACGCTGGGCCTCTGTCGCATACATGGAAGCTCGTGATGCAATCATATCGGCAAGGTCTGTCATCCTTCAGCCCGCCCCAGTAGCGCCGACAATGATAACTCGCCCCGCTGTTGTATCACAGGCTCTTCCGCCCGTTCACTCGCCGTTCGCTCAAGCCGATCACGCAGCGCCTCATCTGTAGCGTCAGGATCAACCTCGCGCAAGTAATCCAGCTTTGATGCCAGGCCGTGACTGTACTCCCACTCCCAGCGTTCACGCTTCTGCTCGTCCGAGAGCGGAATATGTGGCTCCACAAAATCAACCGAGTACTCGTCGGAAATTGTGACACCGCCACCGCCCAACATGATAGCCTCGACTTCAAAGCGTGTCCGCTCGAACTCGCGCCACATCGCAAAATCACTTATTATCGCCTCGGTCAGTTCGACCTCCAGAAGCCGCTGATGCTCGCCGCTGGTCGCCCTGCCTTCACCGGCCCACTTCAGGCTCAAGTGGTGCGCGAAAGCAACCGACTCAAGCTCGGCCCGCTGTACGTCGATGAGCTGCGTGAGATTCGCTCCACTCGTCGCGAAGGAAAATGTCTCACCCGGCTCAAGCGCAAGAATATCCCACGGACTCAAGAGCTGCGTGCCGTCAAGCCGTGCATCTGTCCACGGTTGCCCCACGCCTTGAAGCATGAACGCCTGGCGCAGGTAAGTGCCGAGCACATTGAAGGCCGTCTGCGCGTTGAGAATATCCTCAGCAGGCGGCCTCCACCAGCCTGACCCAGCGGCCCCACGGTGAACGAACACAACTGGCAAAACGCCAAACGGGTTCACCAAGTCGGGATTATCCTCCGCTGGTGGACGGACAACACCCTGACCCGTGATACAAAAATGAAGCTGGTCAGTCCAGACCGCCCATTCCATATCCTCCCGCTTTGCCCCGGCGTTGTGCAGCGGATAGAGCACGCCGACAGGCTCAGGGAGATGCGGCATGAAGATCGGCTCAAACTCAATGAGAGCCTCGTGATACAAGCTGCCGTTGTCATCGGCCTGTATCAGCAAGGCCATCGTGCCGAGCAGATATGTGAGCCGCTCAAGATTGCCCATCACCTGATCAAGGTTAGTGAGCGCGGCAAGGTAGCGCTCGTCAGCCTTGCGATCCGGTGTTTCGCGATACACGCCAGCGCGTGCGTCAATGATTTTCTTTGCCACGGCCTGCACGCTGAAGGGAACCTGCCGCTCTATCCCTGCGGGGAAAAACGGCACCACGTCGTTAGCCAGTCTCTCGCCGTGATACTGTTCGACCATCCGCCAGCGTTGAGCTTGCTTGCGCGAAGCATCGCCCATGCCTGTGCTGTTCGTGCGCCTGAATGCTGCCGCTATGGAAGCGGGATCTGGTAGTGTTACGATCATTTCTGTCAGCCTCCAAATCGTGAATGCCGGACAACCTGCCGACGATGGATCGGATACATGTACTCGATGGCGTAGGACGCAGCGTCCAGCGCGTGCGGGTCTCTGTGCGCCTTGTCTATCCGTCCGTCAGGTGTTCGCCGTGCCCGCTCACAATCGTCGATCAGGTGCTTGCACCTCGGGTCAATCGTCAGGCGTGATACACCCTCGGCATCCTTGAGCATTCGGTTCCAGCTATTCAAGCGGTCAATGTGCTCAGGCGCAGCCTTGCGCCCTTCAACAACGAACCCGTGATCTATCAGAATCTGATAGTCAGACTTCGGCCCGCGTGTTGATCGGCTTGCCCCGCTTGGGTCGGGAAATATCCGTGTCACATGTGGATATTTCTCTCGCAACATCCTTGCCATCATTGCCGTGTGCGCATTCGTTTGTATCACGATCTCATCGTAGTAATGAACGCCGCCATTTCCTACTTCACCACCAACCAGCGCCACCATCGGCTCGACGTTGAAGTCAAGGCCGATCCATGATTGGGCGGGTGCGGGCGCTTGGAGTGCGGGTTTAACGTGTGTGTCACGCTCAAAGTTCCAAGCCGCCCGATTCCCGCCAGTTTCAAAAGATGCTTCATATTCCTGCGCATAGAGCACGGGATCCATGTCTCTCCGTGCCGCTTCCACCTCCAGCGGATCGACAAAAGGCGAGTCCTTCGTCTTGTAGATCCAGCTCTCCCATGTGCTCTCGTCGGGATCCTGCCCAAGCCTGAAGAAGTCGTACATGGCGTCATAGCCACGAGGTGAACTCGTGAACAGTGCCGGGCCTTTCGATTGCGTCAGCATCGGACGTATCACAAGCTGCCACATTTCCTGCTTGCGCCAGAGCGCGAACTCGTCCATCCATACACGCGATAACCCGACACCAGGCAAGCCGTCAGGATTATCAGCTCCGTGCAGTTGTATCACAGCGCCATTCGGAAGGGTCATCTTCAGCTCCCCAAGCGCCAGCGTTGAGCCGGACACCATGCGCGAGAGCCGAACGAGTAGCGGCCAGACGTTCCGCTTGGCCTGCAACCTGAACGGTGATACATGCCAGCGCAACTCGCCTGGCTCAAACTCTCCAGCTATCAACCATGCAAACCCAGCGTGAGTCTTGCCCCACCTGCGCCCAGTCACGAGCGCCTTGAAGCGTGCGTCACTGTTAAGTATGCGCCTAATCTGTGGAGTCAGTCGGATCATAATCAATCAGCTTGATCGGCTCGTGTGATACATGCTCAATAGTTTGCTGCTGCGGCACGCGGCCCTCCGTGCGCTCAGCGATGAACTGCACTGCCCACGACTGGCCCTTGAAGGCGTAGTCGTAGACCTTACGTAACACGGCCTCGAGCTTCGTTATACTCATGTCCTTAACATCAATCTCCTCCTCGCCTATGCGCTCGAGGATCGTCGGGATTTTATAGCGTTTCTGTGGTCGCCCAGCGCTCCCGCTGTTGCCAGGCGCGAAGGTGCCGTCTGGGTTGCGCTCAGGCATTTATCAATATCCTCCTACTGTAGTTGGATTGTAAACTCATTGGCCTTGCGCTTTGCGCTTCTAATCATGCCGGGGTACTGCTTAATTAACCGCTTGATTGCGTCTCGCTCCATGTCTTGCGTCCTGTAGTCCTTACAGCCGCCGTCCTTATCCCAGTGGTCGTTTTCCCAATGCACATAGCGCACGCCCAGGATGCCGCCTTTTTCCTTTATATGGCGCAGGCAGAGTTCGTAATCTTCTTTGACTTTATAGGATTCGTCGAAGTAGTATTCACCGTCATTTATCATGCCCATGCACGAAGCTGTCACGTAGCCCCTAAGCAAAAAAGGTTTATAGGGTTGAACCGATCTTGTCGAGGTTTCAGTCTTTATCCCCCAGATCTTGTAGCCCATCTGCTCGGCGATGTCAAAGCACTTTATGAACTCGTTGTGCCAAAATTCCTCGGTCGGGCATTTAATGTCCTTACGGTGTTCCTTATGAAGCTTACTCCACCCGGTATGTTTAGCATCATCATCGATAAACACCACCCAGCGGCTGTCAGTGTTCTGTAATATCCAATTCCTGGTTGCCGTAATCCCTCTTACGCTTAACGGCACGCCTATTACATTTCTATAGATTGGCTTGTATTGGTGCAGCTCACTCTCAGGCACGTACCAGGTCGCATTAGGCAACACTTTTTGCGTGGTTGTCAGCCCCGCTCTGCCCTTACTCGGGATTGCCACTAACATTCAGCCTCCGGATAAAATCCTCGAAAGTCAACACTCTCTCCAACCCGACCGCATCGAGGGGGCTTCCTTTCTTGTATCCGCCGCGCCGTACCATCTTCAACTTCATGAGGAGCTTCAGGGCCTCCCAGTCTTCGCTGTTTGGTTTCGCCATAATCAGGATGTATTCCATCGGCGGCTCAAGTTGCACAGACTGTTCAATTTCGATTTCTTCACCATCGCCCATAGTATCGACTAATGACTCGACGTCATCAATTCCAAAGCCGGTCAAGCTAATGTCAAACCCCTCCTGCTTGAGTCCTTCAAGCTCAAGGCTGAGCAGCTCCTCATCCCACCCCGCGTTGAGCGCCAGCTTGTTGTCTGCGATTACGTAGGCCCTCGCCTGCGTCTCGGTCAGGTGCGAGAGGTAGATCGCAGGCACCTCATCGAGTCCGAGCTTCCGCGCTGCCATGACTCGGCCATGCCCTGCGATAATCGTGTTGTCATCCTGTAGGAGCACGGGGTTTGTGAAGCCGAACTCCCGAACGCTGGCAGCGATCTGTGCCACCTGCTCGTCTGTGTGTGTCCGGGCGTTCCTCGCGTACGGGATCAGATCAGCGACTTTAACTGGCGTCACGTCGACCACGGTTTCCTCCGTAGATATTCGGGCTGTCGCTTGTAGATAATCATTCTCCACCAAAAAAGAAAGCCGCAACATGTGCGGCTTGTGTGATACATCAGAACGGTAGCGACCTGTCAACCGGATCGGGGTCTGAAGGCACGGGGCGGCCTAACCGTTCCGCAAGGTTCTCTGTGACATCCCGCTTGGTGGGCGCAAGTAGCATCAGGTCGTAAGCGTTCGATTGCACCTTCCAGCTTTCCCTCTTGGTTCCATCCTTCGCCTCGTATGTATCACACTGCATCCGCCCGACGATTGCCACGCCTGCGCCCTTAACGAGCGCTGCCTTCTGGTTCTCGTACGGTTCCCAGAGCGTGACACGGAACCAGTCGGTGCCCTTGTCCTTGCCCCGTGATACAGCCACACTGAACTCGGCGACCTGCTTCTGTCCTGCTTGGCGATACTCAGCATCACGCCCCAAGTGTCCTGCGATTTCGATTCTGTTTCGGTAAGGCATATCGCCTCCTTTTAGTCCCGGAGTATCTCACCCGGATTAGTTTGCCTGCGATCCTTTCGCGGCTTGTTGATTTCTTTCAATACGTCCTTGAATATCACACCGAACTCATCCACGCCAAAGGCTAACAGCTGGATCCAGTTGTCTTTCTGCTGTTCGCGATACCTATTCGGGATCTCCATTTTCCCTCCCGTGATACAAGACTTCAAGGGCCTGCTCGGCGCTGTTGATCGTTGCGACCTGCCCTCGCCACAGGTCATGCCACTGCTGTTCATCCTCGGTCAGTCGTTGCTTGCTTGGCGGCTTGCTCCCGTCCTTCACCTCGAGCAGGTAGTTCACACCGAGGAAGCCCACCATCAGATCAGGACACCCGCGCCCGACCATGTGCAGGGGCTGGACGGTTGCGCCTGCGGCCCTAAGTGCGGCTGTGATCTGTGCCTGGTTGGCATCGACTCTCGCAGCCCTACGCATCACTCGCCCTCCTTGCTCCTGGTTGTGTTGCGTTCGTATTCTTGAACCGCTGGGCAGCACTTGAGCGCCTCCCAGATGTCAGCATCCTGATCCTCATGTGCAGCGTGCTCCCGCTTCATGGCCTGCCAGAGTGCGACTTGCGCTTGCCTGATTCTCATTCCCTGTCTCATGCTGTCCTCCAGATTAGGATCCCCTCGTCTGTGCTCGCTGTGCGGAACAAGCGCCCGCTGAGTATATCCTGCCTGCGTTGGACTCTTGCTCTCGTTGTGTGCAGTTGGTGCATGGCTTTTGCTGGTGTATCACCCCAAGCGGCCATGTCGATCAACACGCCCTCGCCGTCTGTATCGAGGTCGATCATAATGTCACACAGTTCGCGGGCGCGTCCTGTCTCACGCATGAGTGCCATGTCTTTCGGTGTCAGCCGCCTGATAATCATTTAAGGCCCTCGAGCTGTAGCCAAAGCCCTCGGCTAATTGTAACACCGCGCCTATTCATTTCTTCCGCGAGCCAGCTCAGGTAGACGGTCAGCAGCTCGTCAGACACGCCGATCAGCATCATGCTGAACTCGTCCTCAGTGAGTGGTGAAAGCTCAAAGTTTCGCTGTTTCATCTGCCATCCTTTGGTTGAATTATCGCCATCTATTGGCGGTTATGCACGGATTGCCAGGCTTATCGCCAGCCTGCTGGTAGTTAGGGAGCCGGTCGGCAAACCGGCCCCCTCGTCAGTGAGTCGGCAGGGCACTTAGCTCTTGAACATCTCATCATGGCCCTGTCCTGATTCGTGTGTCACACCATCGCCCAGCCTTTCATTTTTGGTTGGTGTTTGTGTCACAGTCTGCGTCATCTCGTCGTAACATTCACACTCGCGCAGCACTCTCGGCTGGACTCTCCCACCGTTGCAGCTTGGGCATCGGTACGCGACCCTGCACACTGTCGGCTGATCCAGTGTATCCACTTGCCTCACCCCGCCCGTGTGCCAAACAGCGTGCTTGCGCAAGGTTTGCATATAATGCCAGCGCTTACCTGCGCATGTATCACAACACCCGGCTACTTCGACCCGCTCAACCTTCCTCTGCTGGTACGCATGGATCCGAGCCTGCTCAACCGCCGCAGGGAGATTTGTCTCGCGCGAATAGGCCAGGTGCCTGAGCGCACACCGGATCACCGCGTCGCTGCTGCCCTGCCCTAATTCGCGCCACGCATATGATAGTTGCGTGTCTGTCGGCACCCTCCGGCCAGCCAGGTCGAGAGCCGATTTTATGGCCCGGTCAAACTCTTCCCGTAGCATTGTCCCTCCTAAATCAATTCTTTGCGGCCTATCGTCGCGTCTAAGCGACTTTCTGCGTGTTTCCTTGTCCTGCTATAGGTCACGGCTCAAAGTGCCTTAAAACGGCTTAAAACGGCAATTCAACCTTTTCAGGCTTTGGGGCCTCTGTTTCTTGGTCGTCCCATCCGCCAGCGTTGAGCCATGTCGCCGGATACGGGATATAGGTTCCGCCTTCTTTCCGCCAGTCTGCTGATTCCTTTGCGTGTGACACAGCGGTCTCGATCCGAGAGCACAGTTCAGCGTCCGGCTTGAGCTTTTTCCACGCCCTGAGAGCCGCTGCCTTGCTTTTCTTTTTTGGATACGATTCCCAAAAACGGTCAAAGGCCTGATCTCGTGACACACTCGCGCGAATTTTTCGCGCAAGAGTCTGTCTCTGCTCTTCTCTGCTCTTCTCTGTCTCTGAGATAGCATCATGCTTGCAACCTGCGAGCAGGCCGCAAGCATCCTCGAGGAAGCCGTTGTCCACTAACGGCCTGAAGTCCGGCATCTGGTGCAGGTAACACCGTCGCATAACATATACGGGATCAGCTGGGACGCAGCCATCGAAGTCGGCAGCTATCATCATGCACGCAATCGCTAACACTCTGCTGGCATCATCACAGATCACCCACATCTCGCTCGTGATAAGGTGGCGATGAAGCTTAATCCAGGGCGGGTTCCGGTCTCTGTAGTGCTGGTAGTCCGCCCAGTTCGTGATACGAAAATGAGGTCTGTCCATCTGTACTACCTCAATCTTTGCGGCTGATAAACAAGGCCCCCCATTACAGGGGGCCAAGCCAAAGGAAAACAGGAGGGGAGAAATGCGGAGGAAACAAAGGAAAGCCTCCAGCTGTGAACATAGCTTTCTCGCCCGGTCATAGCAATAGGCAAGCGGAAAGTTCGCGCATTTTTCACAGCTGCTCCTCTCCCGCACATCGAAAAACTTTCAGCGGCTTTCGTGATTCGCGATTCGGCAAAAGCTCCAGCTGCTTAATGTCTTCCCGATGATAACGCAGCAGGCACCCGTAAACGCGCGAAGCCTCCTGCATTGATTCCGTGCATATCCACTCATGCGGCGACCGAGCAACATTTGCCCAAACGATGTGAACGCAGCCATCCATCACCATTCCCCCGTGTACTCAGGCGCTGGTGTAGCACGGCGTGACCATGCGGCCTCAGCTCGTGTCTCACCCTTTGCGCTCATGTGATACATTTCCAGCCGCTCCAGTTGGAAAAAAGCTCGCTCCATCATGCGCAATAGGCGAAAGGCTTGCTGCTCGGTGAGGTCACGGAGGGCCACCGTGTGGCCCCCGTGATACGTCCATCTAACCTCTCGCATCGGTGAAGCCCTTTGACAGCGTTTCCAGCGTGTCACAAAACTCAGGCATGACGTTATCAAGCGCTTCGTGATACATCGGATCACGCTCCACTTTCAGAATAAACGGAGGCAGGCCAGGATAATATGACATGAACCACCACGTGCTCGCACCCGTGACCCACATACAGCCCTGAACCTGAGGCACATACTCGTCGGGGCAAACGCCACCGATCAGGTATTCCATGTGCTTCCGCATACCAGGACATTTCAGTTCGAGCCCCGCCACCAGCGCGTCACCGTCATAGATCAGGCCGTCAGGACTCGCGCCAACCCGCCCATCGTCTGTGATACAGAGCCCCACCTGTATCACATCCACTCCTGTGATAATCGTGAACGCTCCACGGGCCTCTGGCTCCAGTTCGGTGCCGCGCTCCATCGCATAGGTCGTTGGGATCTCTTCACACTGCCCAAGCAGTCGCTCGCCGACAAGCTGGCACGTGTACGCGTGAGCCTGAGCACTGCGCTTGCCTGTCTTCGGCGTTATGACACGGCCAAACTGACTCGCTGTAGGAAGCCCCGCTCTGTCTGCCAGCCATTGTGCGCTCCCCTGTTCCGCCTTGAGAATCTTCATCCCTGCATCTCCTTTTCGGCCTTGCGCCGCTTCGCCGCCAGAGCAGCCTCAGCGCGTGATACATCGTGCTCAGTCATGGCGCTTCTGTCACAGCCCAGCCAAGAGAAAAACGCTTCCTCGTCGATCTGTAGGTCTTCAACGGCCTTGTGGATACGCGCCACATCATCAGGCGATGCCCAGCGTGATACAGCGGCCAGGCCATCATCATCCTGATCGGTCGCTGCCAATCCCAGGAGCGCGAGTAGCGTATAACGCTGGAGGTAGGTCACAGCCGAACCGATAGCTTGTATCGCGTTCTTTTGGCCGCTCGTGTCCGCTGGAGAGCTCAGACTCGTCTCTTCATGATGTCCGGCCTCATGTGTCACACGGCAGGTCACGCTCACCTGTCCACCAGTCTGGCTCGTCCGCCAGCTCACAACCAAGCCATGCTGGCTCAGCACGCCGACAAGCGTCGCCGTGATACTTGCGAGCGTCGCGTGCTTGTAGCGGGTGCCGCCGAACTTTACCTCGCGATCCTTATATAGCTTCGGCTGTTCCCGCGAGAATGCGACCATCGCCGCCAGGTATGCCCTTAGCGCCTGCCGTGCTTCCTCACGCTCGTGCCTCTCGATCAGGGCCTGTATCACATCACTACCATAGCCAGCCTCGGTCGCCACCCTCAGTAGGTCGGCTGTCGTCATTATCTCACTCATCGGTCTCCTCCCTGCTCTGCTTGTATCACAGCCAAAACATCTACACGCAGCCGGTGCGCCACGACCTCGATATTGTGCCTGTCCCGCCTGCCGAGCGTCCTACTGTATTCCGTGAGAGCCTCCACGGCATCCCCGAGCGTCTGTATCATGTCCGCCGTTCGGATCTCGCGATAAATATGCTCGTCCACCCAGTGCATACCAGCCTCCTTTTTCCTTTTCGCGTTCGCAACGCTTGCTTCCATCAGCGCCTCCCACAGCATGCCTTTACGCTCACTCATTTCTCTTCCCTTTCCTTTACTGGTCGTCGGTATCGGTTGTTACGCGGGCGGTGAGTCGCCACTGCGTCGCGAAGTCCCCGTCCTGGTTCCAGCCCCATGCGTCGATATAGTCGGGCTGGCCTCTGTGTCTGGAGCTTTCGCTCCAGTCGATGGCCCATCCGGGCAGGGCTTTTTTAATGGCTTCGGCTGCGTCTACATCGGTGAGGTCGTCGAGGTCGATTTCGACGGGCTTCCCGCCATGTTCGATGCTTTTCTGGACGCTGCGCTGGATGAGGTCGGCGTGGGATTCGGCGTTCCACATGGTTACTCTCCTGACTTTCCCGTTCATTTCTCTTTCCTTTCCTTTGCCAGTAGCGACTTTATCGCCTCGTCGATCACATGGATTTTGCCCGGCATCCGCTCCCCCCGCTGGTGGCGGAGGGCCCGGATCGTGTCGATGGCTTTCGCCGTCTCGTCATACAGTCTGACCGTTGGCATTACGCCTCCTCTCTGATGATATGCACGCGCCACTCGTTACCGTCGTCGTCCGTGCCCCAGAACTCCATCATGGTCGACCGATCGTCGCACTCTACCAGCAGGCCCAGCACGCAGCTCGCGTCTGCGTAGGTGATCTCGTTGTGCTCGATGCTGGCGGCGATGGCTTCGGTGGCTGTGGTGTAGGTCGTCTTCATTTCCGTTCTCCTTGTTTGTGCCTTGTCTGCCTCGACTCTGGACACAAGTAAACACACTGCGCACAAAGATGCAAGCGTTTTGAAAGAAAAAACCTGTTTTTTTTCTAACAAAAAAAGCCCCTCGCAAGGGGCTGTGTCAGAGCTGGCAGAGGTGCTATATCAGTATAGCCCGCACCAGTCCTCTGAGTAGGTGTCCACATGGAGGAAGGTCTTGGCGATGGCCAGCGAGCGGAACCCGACAGCCAGCAGCGCCCGCAGGATGATCGCCCGCTCCCGTTGCGTGTCCGTCCTGATGTCAGCGGCCTCGCCTGTCAGGTGCTTGCTCCGTGATACACCGCCCACGCTCTTGTTGTGCCGCTCGCAGCGCTTGCCGGACGTGATCACAAATGGGATGCCAGCCAGCTCACGGGCGTGATCCAGCATGGAGAGGAAATGCTCGTCCATGTCACACGCACCACAGCACGGGCAGGCGAACTCGGTCAGGTTAAAGTGCTTCATTCTTCGGCCTCCTCTTCTTCATCGCCTCTGGGAATGTGACACACGTCACGCTCCCCGGCCTCTGCTACATTCATTCTCTTACCGTCGCTGTCCATCACGGGGATAATCTCATCCTGGTAGCAGTCGATCAGCTCACCACCGAGTGACAGTGAGTAAGTAATCGCTCCGCCCATGTGGTAGGTGATAGAGCGCACCAGGTAGACATACTCGGTGCCAGTGCGGGTCTGCACGAAGTCACCGAGAGAGAATACTGCCGGGGTCGATATGAGCATGAAGGTAACCCTTTCACCGCTTGGCGATTTTGCGTTCACTCTTGGCCTTTGCACGCAATCCGTCCAGATACCTCACCCCCGCTTTCCGGTCGTGGAACACCTGGATCAGGCCCGCCTCTGTGTCCGCTTGCGGGTGTATCACAGCCAGCACCGAAGGCGACATGAATTGAGGCATCTTGCCCAGCTTATGAGCGTACTCGTCCGTTCGCTTGTAGCTGGCAACTTGTATCACATGATGGATCAGCCCGCTCCAATGGGGCCAACAGGCATAGCCGCTGACGTGCTTGTGTCCGCTTATCAGCAGCCTGTAATCGTGATAATGGAACTTGGCGGCTTTGGTCTGTGCGTGAGTCGGGTTGTAGATGCTGGCCCCGTCGAAGCTGTGATGCAGGGCCATCTTGATCGGCTCCGCAGTCGGGAACCGCAGCTCAACCCGAGCCTCATGCGGGACGTACCTGCCCGGGATCCGGCTGTGCAGCCACTCCAGCGGGTCGCCAGCGCCTGACCAAACGTCATGGTTTCCGCCGATGCTGAGCAGGAGCTTCGGGGCAAGCTGACCGATCATCCACTCGGCGAGCTTGAACGCCTGCCGCTTGCTCACGTCCTGGTCGGCGTACTTGCCCGCAAGCCGCCCGATCCAGTTATTGGTTGTGTCACCAATGTTGGCGGCGTAGATGCCGTCTGTATCACGCACAAGGTCGATGTCCGCCTCCAGCGCGTGCCAGTCCGTGCGCGGGTCGTCAACATGCGGGTCGCCAAAAAACAGGATTCCGAGAGGAGCGTCCGAGGAGAACGTAATCGGGATGAGCTTCGAGTCCTGGTCGATGCCAGCCTGCACAGCGTTTGTCTCACGCCGCCTACGCAGCAGCTCCTCAATGCTCACGTCCTGCGGCGGAGCGGCTGAGACCCTGAACTCTTCCTGCTGCTCCGCCTTCCAAGTCTCCCATGTGACACCGGCTTTCTCGCGTGCCAATTTCAGGGCGTACCTCATCCCCTCTCGGTTTTTTCCAAGCCGCCTTGCCGCAGCCGACTGGTTTCCGTCACACGCGACCATAGCGTCGAGCGCGTCCATCTGCGCCCGTGTGAGTACGCCCTTGCCCGCCCTCATCCTTTGCGCCCGCGCTACATTGCCAGCACGTCCTGCGCCCGCTGGATCGGGAGCGCCAGGTAGACACGGGCGGCCTCCTGATCCACGCAAGCCGAAGCGCTGGTCTGGTGCAGTGTAAGCGCACGGCACCAACCAGGACGCAGCCTAAGCGCTTCCAGCACGGAGGCGACACGTGATACAGGTTGCTGCGAGATGTCGGCCACAGCGGCCTGTATCGCGCCCAGAGGGATGTTCTGCGGCACCTCTTCGCGCAGTGCGGCCTTCAGCGCTCCGATTACCTCTTCCAGCTGCTTGCGCCTGTTGGCGCTCGCAATGGCCGTGAGCAGCATACCGACAGCGCTCCCGAAAAGGAACGCCGCCAGCGCTGTCATGGTGATACTCGAAAATTCCATGCTTCCGCCTCCCTTGTTGGTTAGTCCTTCGCTGCCCCGTGTTTCAGGCACTTTAGGTAAAGCTCCATCGGGGTCGTATTCTCAGGGTCAAGTGGACACACCCATGAGACATCGGCGGCCTGTAACACGCGGACAATCGCCTCGGAACAGAACACGCGATCGGCTGAGTCGTGAGTGTTCCCTTCGCGCCAGGTGCGTAACACCTTGCGCCACTGCTCATAGGGCGTGCCCTCGAGTTGTGTCACGGCCTCGCGAATATCGTCCAGCTTCCCCCATAGGTCGAGGCGGATAACCCGGTAATGCTTCCCATCCGTTAGCCTATTGAGCCGGAAGTAATGAGGTCGCCGGACAAACCCGGCTACTGCATCTGCCCCGTATAGATAGGCGACGCCATCATGCATCACAACAATCTCAACATGGTGAGGTATCCAGTCAGGAACAGGCTCTCGCCTAACCTTTGCACCCAGCCAGCTACCAAAGCGGATTAACGATTGTATTACGCCATGCCGCCTGAAGAAAACGATGTCACCTGTTCTCACCGTTCCTCCTTGAAAAGTGCTCAGCAGCGTTGCCACCAGCCAGCGCAAACAATGCACCGAGCGATCCCTGCATCAGCGTCTCCGTCAAGAATCCAAACCACCCGGCAAGCGTGAGAGCCGTTATCGTGATACAAAAAGCAAACAGCTTGCGCTTGCCTGTCATCTCCCTGTCTCACGCAGTAGCGTCTTAATGTCAGCGCGAATCTCTTGAAGCATTTCCCCAGCAGCCGCCTGCTGTGATTCAATCACAAGCACACGAGCCTCCACTTCAGCCATCCGCTCAGGCAGACTATCTATCCTGATTTCCGCCGCCGTAACGCGCTCACGTAGGCCATACCACGCCGCGAACCCAGCCGCCAGCAGACCGATCACAGGCATGAGTAAAGAAGAAAACTGCTTCCGCCTGTCTTGCTTCTGTGTTAATGGCATCAGAACTCCTCCTCAACGCTCAGCTTAACGGTGAACATCCTATGCGCCACCTCTTCAGGTTCGATCGTGTCCTCGGCGAATCGTGCAAAAGCATAATCACCGACAGTCGTACTCGTTGAGTCAGGCGTGAAAATAAACGGAAGGGCCTCGCCGCCAACAGACGCAAACAGGTTTGTGATACAATCCGGCGAAAGGAACCCTGAACTCAAATCTTCAGGTGCCACAGTGGTGTCAGCAAGATAGGAGAGTGAGAACTTCCAGAACCGCCGCCCAGGTTGTATCACAGAATCATTATAATTGCCGCTGGCAATTGTGTTCGTCTTAAATGGCGGCCCGAACGGTAAGCTCTGCCCATCTGCTCCAGTAGTCCAGCCGCTGATATAGTGCCGCTGGCCACCACGAGTCTCAAGCATTTTCCCCCCGTCATGTATCACACCGGAAGTAATGCCAACATCTGGCCCGTGCGGCGCAGTGTAATACGAGCCGAGCATGATATGACCGATCTCAAGGTCATCAGTGTATCCGCCTGCGTCACGTGCTCCAATCACAAGCCAGTAGTACCGATAGCTTGTTGATGTGCTACAGAGCAACACGCGCGAGCCGTTGTCACCTGGGGACGAGCCACCTAGACCC